GATGATTTTATATCAGAATATGCAGGAGAAACAATAGCTGCTTATATTAAAATAGCAGGAGATGATGAATATCCAATACCATCTAATGCCCCAGTAACTATAAAAAGAGAATACAGAAAGGTATTTAAAGATTCAGGAGTAATAAATAGACGAAAAGGAGCTGTTATAAATTTTTTACGTCCTTTATATAATCAAAGAATAGAAGATCAAAAAACTTTAAACCAAGAAAATAATAACAGTGACCCCCTATTAGCTAATAAAGATGATACTAAATTAAATAAGATATTTTATACCATTTCACAAATGATACAAAATAGATTTTCAGGAGCAGCTGGAGGACAATTTTTACAACAACAAGGTATTTCTAACGGAGCTTTTTTACTAGATGGAACTTTTAATGATAAAAAAGAATTTGGTGGTGGGGAAAAAATTGAAAAAAGTGTCTATATAAAATTTGCAGTTTTATTAAGGATTATTGAAAAAAATTGTAATTTATTTTCTAAAAAAGGAGGGGGTACTCCAATGGTAAAATTTGATTTTAATTATGCTAATATGAAAAATGATCAAAATTTTATGTTTATTTGTCCTCCTAACATTTCAACAAACCCTCAAAAATGTTTAGTGGCATATAATAAAATGTCAATACCTTCAATATTCAAATATGACAATGATATTTCTATAGATGCACCCTTAAATAAAGTATTAAATGCTGAACAAGGATTTTTAGTAGAAGACAATCCATATGTAGGAAAACTAGGTAACGTTTT